GTGACTTCTACCATTTGCTTTTTCTCTTATTTTATTTCTTCTGCTTTCTTCTTTATCTGCTGGCCTGTTAAGTTGTGACAACGACATACGCTTTTTTGTATCTTCAGAAATAATTCTCCCCATCAGTGATGCTGATCGTTTAGCATTTCCCTCTGGTGTTTGTTTCTTCTTTCTTTGTGATGCTAGTGCTTTCTCACTTGCCGGTCCCACATTTCTAAACTTTTCGCCACCGAGATTCTCATTAAGCCAATTGATGCTATTGAGAGCATCCACTTTTTTAAGAAATCGATATTCGTAGTTCAATGCTTGGTCAGGCGTGGCAAACACTTTCCTCACTTCTGCCTTAAACGAATCTATCCCAAATTCTTTTAATAAGTTCTTGATCTTAACAGAAGAAGTAAAATACCCACCGGGTTTCCAAAATGTGTTGGGATTTGATCCTTTTCCATACTTGGACCCATAATATTTTAATCTGGTGGGTATGTGTAAAACAAAATAAGTGTAAGGTGTTCGGTCAGACATAAATGTTCCTTTTAGTATATTTATGTCTGTCCTACGGACTTACAATGTTTCACCGCCTACAGTTCTTGAACAGGCACAAAGTTCTCCCGTTTGTAAGGCATCTAAAATACGCAAGGTTTCTTCTGGACTGCGGCCAACATTTAGATTATTAACTGTGACATGTTGGATAACATTATCAGGATCGATAATAAATGTAGCTCTTAAAGGAGCACCAGCAGGTGCGTAAAATACGCCTAGTTGTTCGACTAAACTTAATTCTCCTCGTTGTGTATCGGCGAATTGTGTATGTGTGATTTTTTGTAGATCTGCGTGGGCTTTTTGCCAAGCTACAGCACAAAATTCATTATCTGTGGATCCTGTTAAAAGAACAGCATCTCTATCAATAAAATCTTGATTCAATTTGTCATATCCTACAATTTCTGTGGGGCAAACAAAAGTAAATGATTTTGGATAAAACACGATTACTTTCCACTTGCCTTCGAAGCTAGTTTCATCAATATCAAAGAAAGCATCTTCTGGTTGTCCTGGCTTAACACCTGTTACTACAAAGTGAGTTAATTTATCGCCGATTGTTTTCATAATTTTCTCCTATAAATGTTGTTTGAAAACTGTATTAGTGTTTTCACTAATGTTCTTATTGTAATAGTATTTAACAATTAAATCAAGTGATTTAATAGGTTTTCCCCAAATATATTTTTATGGGGCCAATAGAGAAAATTTATTGTTGTGTAGTTGTTGTAGCCGGTGTGGTATTAGCCGTTACAGATTCTGCAGGCATTTCATAATATCTTGGAGGCGGTATATCCTCAAATCGAATCCATTTAATAGGTTTCCAATATTTTGCTGCCAAATTGTTTATCACCAATACTGCTATGGCAATTACGATAAATCCCAACCCGGTCAATATCGACCCTGCTAGGAATACGCTTGCTTGATCCATGTCCATTTTCTTTTCCTTGAAATATGTTGCGTACTGTATTATATACTATACCGTAGATACATGTCAAGTATTATCTGCGTGCTCTGCCCAAATCTACTGACTTGGATTTATTAGATTTACCCAAAACATCTGCGCCAATACTGTGTGCAGTTCCTGCCTTGGTAATTTTTGCCGCAGTTTGCTTGTCGCCCCAAGCGGTAGTTTGAACTTTGGTTAACTCTTCCAAGAGTTTACCTTTTTCAATAATATTTCTTACATATAACTCGCCATTTTTCTTAGTTTCAACTTTGGCACGTATTGTAATTAATATATTTTTGGGATCATTTACATCATGAATATTGATTTCAGGTCTTGCCTTTGTATCAACATAAGTAGCAGTCATATCGACTGATTTAAATTTTTCAACTAGATTGTTAAAGCGTAAAATTTTAAAGCCACCTTTGTCAAATTGAACTAGTTCAACTGCCGGATCATCTAGTGTTGCAAAGAATGTAACTGCCTTTGCTACATGACTAACAAATTCTGCTTCCCCCTTAGGGCCTGATTTTTTAAGACCAGCAGACAATTTTTTAGCAACTTTTTCATACATCATTTTCAGTGCGTCAAATTGATCTTGGCCCTGAGCTTTCTCATATTCCTTTAACCATGGTGTTACATCAATACCAAAGTAACTCCATAACTTAAGCATACTTGCACTTTCGCTCCCACCAACTTGACCAAACTGTTTTACCGGACCAGCTTTTAAACTTGCATTAAGTTTTAAACGTCTCATATTACCAGTTTTAGGATCTCTGATTGCAACCCACACATCAATCTTACTGGAGCTTTCACTAGCTGCACCATCGCAAATAATTGCAATATCGTCTGCACGACCATTCAAATAAAAATACTTGCTATAACGTTCTGCACGTTCGCTATTAACATATGCGACAGCACTGGAAAATTCATTTTTTAATAAATCACGTTTAGCTAGATCCATTAAATCTTGATAGGGTTTAGTTTTTAATACAAGTTTATATGTGACACGATCTGCGTGTTTATGGTTACTATCCTGTACATCAACTTGATACATATCTGTACCAACATTCTTTAATTGGTTTAATACTTTAGCAATGTCATCAGCTGACACCATGCCAATACCTTCAGCACTCTCACGTTTAGTAAACTTGGCAAACATAGCGGCACCCAGAATACCTTCAGCAAGTTCTCCTCGATTTGCTAAGTTACCTGAATGAACAAAATAAGAGTCCGGAGTTCCATTGACTACAAAGTATTGATCGTTTATATCTTTAAATACCCATTGTGTTTTTCCGCTACCAAATTGAACTTCTATCTCATTAGGATCAACTTCTGAAGGATCAACAATAGTAACCGGATCATCTGTATTAATACCTTGAACACTAAGAGCAGCAATAAGTTGTTGCCCCTTTACTCCGTCACTGAATAGGTATGCCGTTCCGTAAGGGTATTTGTTTAGGTCCGAAACAGAAGCTTCGTTAATTTGTTCTAGTTTGGTTAATAGTTCGCGAATAGTAGTCATAGTTTAGTATTTATTAGTTTTTAGCGAAACGCCAATCCTTGTCTAACCAAGTAAACATCAAATCTTCTTGACGCACATAACCATAATTGTTTAAACTAGTTATTGCACTATCGTTTATTAGATTTAGATCTGCTAGATCAAACCAACTTGTACTTGCGGGCTCTAAGGGATCTGCACTTTTGTAAACTGCGAAATGCATCCAGGCGTTGTTGGTATCCATCCACACGTAACAATCCCTGCAATCAAATCCATTAACTGCTAACATATACATCAAATTACAGACATTGTAGTGATAATAGCATCCACTAATACTGCGAGTATGTATTCTGTTGTATTGATATGTTTGGTGTTGGGGCAGGCTTAAAACCAGCATACCGTTTGTATTCATCATCTGATTCCAGTTTTTAAGGGTGTTGAGAGGATTAAGTGCATACTGGAAACTGTTATGACTCCACATCAAATCAATGTTTACCGGTATTACTCGACCATCTTCAAAATTTGCCTGTATCGGGGTAATATTGGGCGTTTCTAATATTTCTGGCTCAATTTGTTTGATATTGGTATCTACAGCAAAACATTTATATTCGTGCGGTTCTGGTGGATCATCTCTAGTTGTTAATTCGGCCCACCATTTTATATCCATTCCACTACCGCACCCCATATCAGCAACAGTACGAATACTATCCATGAAACTGTCATATTCATACAACAATGTTAATATCTGTTTACTATGATTATGACTATCTATTACATTTTTAAATTGATCCATCTGTTAATATATCCAATACCACTGTTTGTTTAAATTTTTTAAGGCGGGGTTCAAGTTGGTGGCAGGCTTTGGCTATATCGTTTGGTTCACCCCAGGCACGTTGTGTTGCTAAATGGCTTGCCCATATGGCACAACTTTCTTTTGCTATCTCAACGTCTAATGCATTATGGTACGGGCGTGCACGGCAACAGGCATTGTACTCTGATAATAACTCATCTGCACGTTGATGCCAGTCCATTATACTACCACATCCTCCATTCCTGCAGTTCTTAACCGAACCACATGTCCCAACATAAAGTTTTTGCTCTCTATACCCTTCATAACTCCCAACCATTTGTTACGCAACAATGCCACCTCATTGATAATTGTTTCCATGTCAATAACTTCATCTTCGGCCTCTGCGTACTTCTCAGCATCTCTGCTAGTCAGCGCCCTTGCATAGGCTTCCAAATATTTTTTATAATATGTTTGTCTTATTTTGCGTAATTGTATATTTAAATAATTTAATACTGCCTCAATCTCTTGTAGTTGATTGAATCTGTGCTCAGTCAATCCCGGAAGATTGCTCAAAGCACGTTCTATATTTCCCTGTATCTTTATTTCGCCTTTAGCTGAGATTAATTCGGCTTCATAGTAACTTATAAAAGAAGGAATTTGCCCAAGGTCAGCTACAATTTTATTGTAAAACATTCTTTAATACCTCGCTTAACCATGGAAAAGTCTTTTGCCAATTTAAATTTCTTCTTGAATCAATAGCATCTAAATATGCAACCAATTTTACTTGCAACTCGTGTTTGTTGATAGTGGTATTATTAGACAAAGTTTTACAGATACCATTGAGAGTCTGGCGTGTATTCTCAATATCAAACGAATCACCGATTAAGTATTCTTTTACTTTTTCTAAGTAAGGCTCCCATAACGAATATTCAAATGCACTTGCACTTAGTAGGTGCTGATCAATTGGTAGTGTTAAATGCATATACCAAGATATTGGTTTTGTTTTATTCCATTCAACAAACTTTTCTGCCAACAATGGCATACTTGTTATACTTAGACTATTTACAGTTGACAGTATACTTAATCTTAGAAAATCAAATTGTAGCAGATAATTAAAGTTACTATCAAATATATCACAATCAAATCCATATCTAACGTACTCTTGTTCAGGACCCCAACTATCAACGCTACAAAGTATATCTAATCTTTTTATTTTATGATCTTTATATAATTGTTCTAGTGAGTTTATACTCTTACGCAAATTGGCCGGTTTAACAATTAGATTTGTAATAACGCTTAATTCTAATTTTGGATTAGGATGAGTGTTTATAAATTCAATTAATCGTTCAAAATCAGCCTGGATAAATGGCTCTCCGCCCAAAATATGCAATCTATGTAATTTCTCAAAATTTTTGTCTAGCCATTCCCACATCAATGGTGCCAACTCATTGT